CCATGAAAATCTCAACCATCAAGTTAAGATTGAATTGGTAGAAGCCATGAAGGAGGCAACTCCTGAGTGTTATTGGGACGCAAACGACTAAAGGAACGGACCTAAAAATCCAACTACTTTAGGAGTAACAACATGAACACCCTTCAAATGGTGAAACAGCAGATCCAGAAAGCATCTGCACTGCATGACGCACAAGTTCTTCACACCTCATATCGTGGTGTTGAGTATGATACCCGTTGTGTAGAAAGTAAAGAGTCTCACGGGACTTTCTGCTATCGTGGTCGTACTTACAGTAAGTAAACAACCTCTATAGGTTTATCGTGGGGTGCTTAGCACCCCTTTTTTGTTTTAAAATGAGGTATAAAGATTCTATCCGCCTTATTAAAGAGGCATTAAAGCAACCATGGAGGTATACTCCTACTGAGTTGACATATCTACGGTTGCAACTTAAAATGACAAAGAAACTTCTTAAGAAGAAACAAGGATTTAAAGGCGTTGTAAATGAAAGTCAGTCTAATAACAGCAACTCCTGATGCGGAGAAGATGATGGCGTATGTCGCCAGAGTCAGCAACCCTAATAACCAAGAGAACCCAAACTACGCAGGACTCCTTGGTTATTGTATCAAACATGGGCATTGGTCTGTTTTTGAGCAGGCACACATGACCCTTGAGATTGAAACTACAAGAGGACTGGCAGCTCAAATCCTACGTCACCGTAGTTTTACTTATCAGGAGTTCTCACAACGTTATGCCAGCACCAACTTGCTGAGTGCGGATATTGAGTTGCCTGAATTACGTCGTCAGGATACAAAGAACCGTCAGAATAGTATTGATGATCTTGATCCTGAGGTTGTAGATAAATTAAATCGTCAGATGGTTACTCTATTCAGTTCTGCTTCTGCTCTTTACAGTCAGATGTTAGATGCTGGTGTTGCTAAAGAGTGTGCTCGTTTTGTGCTACCTTTGGCGTGTCCAACTAGATTATACATGACAGGTTCAGTCCGTTCATGGTATCATTACATCGTTTTGAGATCTGCTAACGGTACACAGAAGGAGCACATGGATATCGCTAACGAATGTAAGCGTATCTTCCAAGAACAATTTCCTACGGTAGCAGAAGCGGCAGGATGGTGATGTACACCGGTCCAGTTCACAGTCTGGAGCACCTTCGTCACCTGCCTAGGGTAACCCCACAAGAGATTGCTACTTACATCTTCCAGCAAGAGATCGTAGCAATCTATCAGGGACGCTCTGAGGCAGGTCCTAGGGCACTAGGTAACCGAAGTATCCTATACGATCCTCGGGATGGTCTGGGACCCGACAGAGTGAACACAGTAAAGAACCGTGAGAAGTTCAGACCTTTTGCTGCTAGTGTTTTGGAAGAACACGCTGCTGACTGGTTTGATATGTCAACCTTGGAGCACTCAAGGGAGATGATGTATGCGGTAGAAGCAAAGGAAGAGGTTAGGAATAAGATCCCTGCTGTTCTACATGTTGACTACACCTGTAGGATCCAGACTGTGACAAAGGAAATCAACCCTCATTATTATGAGATGATCTATGAGTTTTACAAGTATACTAAGATACCAATGGTGTTAAATACTTCATTCAACCTAGCAGGGGAACCGTTGGTTGAGACACCTGAGGATGCTATCGACACGTTCGAACGTTCTGATATTAAGGTGTTGTGGTTTCCAGAGATCAATCGTATGATAAAGAAATGCGAATCCTTGGAGTAAATTTATCGAACAATGGATCTATCTGCGTCGTCGAAGACGGGCAGGTAGATTTTTATTTGGAAGCAGAACGTGTTACTAGAGTCAAAAGAGACTCTGATGTCAGTAAGTTATTGAATATGGTAGACAACATTGATGCTGTCGCTATTGCTGATGCTTACTGGAAAATGGGAAGCAAGACGATGCACTCTACAAAGTGTATCTCAAAGATCAAACGTCTTTTTCCTGATGCCGAGAAGGTAGATTATCGAGACAGACATCACCTAACTCATGCTGCCTGTGGATTTTATAACTCTGGATTTGTGGAGGCAGCAGTCATTGTAGTTGACAGTAATGGATCGAATTCTGATAATGGTGACGAGTGTGAGACCATCTTCCATTGTAAGACCGGTCGTAGGTTCCATTGGAAAGTAGCACACAAACGTTATGTTGTCGAAGGCGATTATGGTATCGGTAAGGAGTTTGATGCCGTGGCAAAGATCTTAAACTTGGGTGAGTGTGAGGCAGGAAAGGTAATGGGTCTCGCTCCATACAATACTCACCCTGATGCTACTCGCGTCCAGAAGGAGTGGGAAGATAGGTCAGTTGAGTTGGTCGAGAAAGCACTAGCAACCACCAAGCAAAAGAATGTCGTGTTGACGGGTGGATGTTTTCTTAATTGTGTGGTAAACTATAAGTTAACCAAGACATTCCCCGACGTAAAATTCTATGCTGAACCTGTGTCACATGATGGAGGTACAGCAATCGGAGCAGCATACTTGGTTCATCATGACCCAAAACTAAAATCGTTTTAAGTTTCCATAAAAACCGGGGAAAATTCTCCGGTAAAAAATTGCCCATAGGGTTTTTCTAAATACTCAAACATCATCATTATTATGCCTTCGTATCCCGTAAAAAATCTCAAAACTGGTGAAACTAAAGAGTTGTCTATGACTATGGTGTCGTATGATCAGTGGAGAAAAGATAATCCTGACTGGGATAAAGACTGGTCGCAAGGATGTGCCGGTGCTGTCTCTGGTACGGGAGATTGCTATAGTAAAACTGATGGTGGGTGGAATGAAGTTCTTCATAAGGTAAGCAAAACTCCAGGATCTAAAGTAAAAGCACAGAAAACCACACACTTTTGATATGCCAGCAAGAAAGAAGAAAACTTCCACACAAGTTGGTGCGGGGATGTCCTCTAAGCAAATGCAGAGAAAGAAACCTTTCAATGCAGACATGATGGTTGACATTGAACCGTTAACAGAAAATCAAACCAGAGTGTTTGATGCTTATAATGAAGACAAAAATGTCTATGCTTATGGTGCTGCTGGTACAGGTAAAACTTTCATCATGCTTTACCTGGCACTGAAGGAAGTTCTCAATCCTCTTACACCATATACTCGTGTGGTTATTGTAAGATCTCTAGTATCTACAAGGGAGATTGGTTTCCTACCAGGCGACCACGAAGATAAAGCATCTCTTTATCAGATTCCTTATAAGAACATGGTCAAATACATGTTCGAGTTGCCTACAGACAATGACTTTGATATGCTGTGGGGTAACCTGAAGACACAGGAGTCTATCAAGTTTTGGTCTACCAGTTTCATCCGGGGCACTACACTAGATGATTGTATTCTTATCGTTGATGAAGCACAGAACTTGAATTTTCATGAACTTGATAGTATAATAACAAGAGTTGGTGAGAATTGTAAGATCCATTTCTGCGGTGATTCTGCTCAGACGGATCTTGTCAAGACAAACGAACGTAATGGTATCCTTGACTTTATGAAGATCCTTGCTGCAATGCCAGAGTTCGAATCTATCGAGTTCGGTGTTGATGACATTGTGAGATCTGGTCTAGTTAAGAGTTACATTCTTAATAAGATTGCACTTGGATTTTAATGTTTGAACATGTTGATATTGATCTTCCTAAACTGAGAAGGAAGACTATTGATGGGGTAAGATATTATACTGTAGAGGATCATCCGATGGTGTCTATCACCTCGGTGACCTCCCATTATAATAAAGAGATTTTTAAGAAGTGGCGTGCTCGTGTTGGAAACGAGGAAGCAAATCGTATCTCAAAGCGAGCTACCACACGAGGCACTCAAACACACGAACTAATTGAGACACACCTACTTAATAAAGAGGTTGACTTTGAGCAACCTGGACCCAAGATGCTCTTCCTTCAGGCGAAGAAAACCCTTGGTAATATAAATAGGATCTACGCCCTAGAGGAATCACTCTACAGCAAAGAGTTAGGTGTAGCGGGTACGGTTGATTGTATAGCAGAGTATACTGGTGAGTCAGGCGAACCTGAGTTAGCAATCATTGACTTTAAGACCGCAGAGAAACCCAAACCAAGAGATTGGATTGAGAATTACTTTGTTCAGGCAGCAGCATATGGTTGCATGTTCTATGAACTTACAGGTATTCCAGTAAAGAAACTCGTCATCATTATGACATGTGCGAATGGTGAGGTAAAAGTTTACGAAGAGTATGATAAAATGACTTATATGAAACTATTAGTTGAGTACATCCAAAAGTTCGTAGAGGACAAACTAAATGAAATCCAAAAGTGAAGTTAAGTCTATCATCAAAAGCAAATTCCTATGTCAAGATAAGTTTTCTAATGACATTGAGCAACTGGTAAAGGACAATGCTGGGATGAATTACATCGAGGCAATCTGTCATTACTGTGACGAGAACAAAATTGAGATTGAGAACGTAACCAAACTCATTTCTAAACCACTTAAGGAAAAACTTAAGTGTAATGCTACCAACCTAAACTATCTGAAGCGTACTTCGAGAGCACG